CCTGCCTCTGGAAACAACTACAATTTCACACAAAACAACTATTCGCCTAAGGCACTGTCGAGGATTGACATTTATCGTCAGACGAAGAACCAGTTCTCGGCGTTGAAAGGATTGGTGGAAACATGATTCACTCATTTGCTATCACCAATTACTTAGGTGATAGGATCAAACTTGACTTGAGGGAGCCTGAGGTTTCGGGCTTCCTCATCAAGTCTGTAACCGGCTTAGGTCCGGTCAAAGCAACTGTCAACACGACGGAAGTCGTCACTAATGATGGCTCTATGTTTAACTCCGCAAGATTGAGTCAGCGGAACAT